GTTTTCCAGCACCAACCAACCCCCCAACAGGGGCCGTAAAGCCCGTGTATTCTCCCAACTTGCAAAGGAATGGAAAGAGCGCGGAATTGAACAGGCAACGCCCGAAGCAGTGAAAGAGGCGTTTCAGTATGTGCTTGCATTGCACCTGTTGGACGTAAAGGATATTTCTGGCAAAGTCGAAGATGAAACAAACGATATGCCGATGGTAGTCCGGTTGGCGGCAAAAGAATTGTTGGGCAAAAAGTCGCTGGAAATATTACGGGAGATGCTCGACCGGGCACACGGCAAGTCACGGCAAAACGTAGACGTTACCATGCAAAACGTTACGGTAAATGATCGGGAGTTGACAGACGAACAATTAGACGCCATGCAGCAAATTCTAAATGGGGGCAACGCAGACGCTACCGGAAATAAGTAGGATTAGAGCAAGCCGGGCGCTTGCCGATTCAAAACTAATTGCCGGTATAATATCTGGCGGCGGCTACCCTGTTGCAATAAATGACGTTTATCTTCCTCACCTATACCGACCTGAACGCATACAAATCCGCTACGGCGGCAGTGCAAGCGGGAAAAGCGATGTCACGGCAACGGAACTTCTTTTGAAGGCCATGCGGCAACCTTATTTCAGAGGGTTGTTTTGCCGGAAATACCAGGTCACGGTACGCGATAGCCAATTTGCCCTTTTTCAGGATTTAATACGGCGTTACAGGTTTGACCAATTTTTCAAGGTCAATAAATCCGATATGGATATAACCTGCCTGCTAAACGGAAATATCCTAATGTCGGGCGGGTTGGATGATGTGGACAAATTAAAGTCAATCCCTGACCTGACAGATATTTGGATTGAGGAGCCGATTGACCGCCGGGGTAGCGTTACTGAAACAGACTTTACCGAATTAGACAGGCGTTTGAGGTGCAACAAAGCGAGCAATCACATATACCTGACCTTTAACCCGGTTGCCAAAGAAAATTGGATACATCGCCTTTTCTTTGCCGGTAACGAGTTCGACGTTTTCGCCCTGAAAACAACGTACCGGGATAACCACTTCCTACCGAAAGAAACGCACGACCAATACGAAATACTGAAACGGACAAACCCGGATGAATACGCCATTTATGGCATGGGTGAATGGGGAAGCCTTGATGACATGGCTACGCGCCTATTTCGGGATGATTCAATCGAGGACCTGTTTACCAACGGCACGTTTTTACCCAAAAGCACAATGCGCTATCTGACCGCTGACGTAGCCTTTTCAGGGGTGGATCAATTCGTGATAATGGTATGGGAGGGGTGGAATGTGATAGACGTTCGTTTGCTGGCAAAAAGTGAGGGAGACGTAGTGGTAAGGCAAATACAAAACGTTGCGTCCGAATACGGCATACCTGGGCAGCGTTGCGCGTTTGACGCCGGGGGTGTTGGTATCGGGCTTCGTGGGTTCCTTCGTTCCGCTATGCCATTTGTAGGGGCAAATTCACCCCTTGAAGATAACGACGACAAAAGCGACCTGCAAAAGAAGTTGATGCCAAAACCGGCATTCCGAAACCTTCGGGCACAGGCGTACCACTTCGCCGCGCAAAAGGTCAATGATTGTGAGGCCGGTTTTTCTACAAAAAGCGTACATTTGCAAAGCGTACTTGCACAGGAATTGCGGGCAATCCGGCGAAAAGACCTACCGGACGGGGGCAAGTACCAGATAATTGCCAAAGAAGAAATTAAAGACCGCATCGGGCGAAGCCCTGACTTAGCAGACTGTTTTTCGATGCGGGCAATATTTGACCTACCACAACAGAAACAACGCCGTGCCCGTCAAATGCGGGCCGGGTAAAACTAACTAACATGGCACCAACAAAAGAAGAAGCCCTCGAACACATTGCACAGGTATATGACTATGCAATCGGATTAAGCGGCGGGCCGAGTCACCCCTTGTCGCGGGAATTAGCCGTGTGGATGCAACGGCATTGGGCAACGGCAGGCGTCAACGCCGCAAACGAAAAGCGGCGGGCAAAGAATATCGCATCGAAGCAGCCGACACCCGCGCCGGTAACCGAAAGCAGCCTTCGCAAATTCGTACACCCGAAAAGCCCCGAAGCCAAAGCGGGGGAGAAGTTAGCCCCAAAGCCCAACGCCGTGGAGGTGTTGCTCCCCCTGGAAGAAGCGCAAGAACACCAAGCGCCCCGGCAACGGCGCGAAAAGCCAAAAAGTCAAAATCCTGTTGCGGGGGATGACACCCCAATTTCAGATAGCGACCTCGAAACAATCACGGTTATGAAGCCACGCGCGATCTTGGAAATGTTCGGCGAAGGCCGGATCACGGCGGCGCTCATTGGCCTGGGGGTAACGGAAGATGAAATGCCGGACAGTGGCGCACAAAAGGCGGCAATGTTGAAACAGCGCAAGAAATGACCGACGTACGCGACAAAATACAATTGAAAAAACCGGACGGTACAATCATTGCAGAACTGCCGATGTACCGTTCCTTGTATGAAGTGCCACTAAACCGCTACATTGATTTTATTAAGGCAGAGGAGCCACTACACGACAAAGAGAAATTAGAGGCCGGAGAGGTCAACGTAGCGCGTGTGCTGGCAAAGTGTGTCGGTGAATTTTTCGGCGTTCCGCTGAATAGCGTATTAGGTGCCCACTACGGAAACACGGACGACATTCCATCCGGCGGGCTGCGATCGCTATATGTGTGGATAGCCAACTTGGTAGGCACGTTTCAGGCCCGCATACGGACGCCGCAGGATTGTTATTTCGACTACAAAGGGGAACGGTACACTGTGCCGATAATCGGCGTTCAAACACTTTCGGCATTGCCGTTGCTTCCTGCGATGGATACAGGGCAAATGATCGAAGCCTACGAAATCCGGCGCATTGCAAAGCGAATGGTTGAGACGACGCAAGACCCGGACGGATCAGGGTTGTACACGTACTACCTTAACCTGTTATCTGTGCTGGCATTGAAAGACGGAGAACGGCTGCCGTATGGGGAAAGCGAAGTCGAAAACTTCATAAATGCCAGGACCGAATATTTCGCCGATATTCACGGCGGCAATGGTGTAGACACTGGCACCGCCTTAGACATAGATTTTTTTTTAGCAAGTTTGATGAGGCCCTCCGAGGTGACGGGCGCTGCCATTGGTACTTTAACCAACCACGCTTTAGACCTCGTTCAAAGGATAGCAAGGCGAGGCAAGCCGAACAGGAAGCGTTCAACGCCGCAATCGCCCACAGCGAGCAAGTCTTTGAGCAAATCGGACACAGGCAAATCTACCTCAAACTCCTTGAGAGGGGTTGGTATGTCGAAGCGGGTAAAAGTGCCGTCGAAGCAATGAAGCGGGCGAATTTTGTTGATGTGGTTCGGTTTATCAGTATGGAAAATGCAAATTTATGACAGTCGAAATACTAAACTTCACCGAGGCGCTACGCCTTACGGATACTGGAAAGCGGATAATTAAGGCAAAGCAGTACGAGAAAGTAATGATTCAAATTAAGGCAAACAATGAACGTCCTACTCACTGACATATACGCCGCCTTTCGCGATTCTGTCCGGTTCTACCCCCGGCAGGAATTGAAGTGTAACCAGTTGCAAACATGGCGGGTTCTGCAAAAGTCAATGGCAGTCGAAATTTCGACGCCTAACCTGGGCGCAACGATTTGCGACAAGGATAAGCCGTTCTTTTGGTCGCGTCTTTGGCATGAAAAGGCGTACAACCCGAATAGCATTGTTTGGGAGTTCCCGCTGTTATATGCTTTTGAGAACGAAAGCACAATGATCAACCCCATTGGCGGCAACGGCGTAATTATTTCAAGTGTTCAGGTAGGTGTATTGGATGTTTGGGTAGATGACAAGGACGGGCGCAAGTGTGTAGGGTGTGGAGCAAGGACGGTGAACGAGATTTACTTTGATACCGAAACGATGCTGCTTTCATCGCTTCGGTATGTGAATAATACACGCGGGTACCAGGTGGACGGCGGTGTGGCGGTGTGGGCAAATTCTGACTTCATTGCACAGGGCATTGCAGCGCAAAGGTTTGATGCTGTCCCGGTTGCCCCATCAATTCTGACCGCATCGCAAAAGCACAATGCCGAGGCGCCTACTTTCCGGGTAGAGCGTTCGGCAGAAAACATATACGGCACGGCGGTTAATCTTCGCTTTGCCGTCAACGCTTGCCCGGAAACCGATTGGAACTTTAACGAAACCGACTTTGGCGTTTTGGCGCAGGAGGCGGGATGTAAAACTTGTTAACCGTGCCTAAAGGTTGTAATTATCCAATAAAACCCGTATATCGTTTTGAGATAGACGGGTCATTTTCAACAAAGTATGAATCAATAAAAGATGCTGCCAATAAAATCGGGGTATCGGAGGGGGTTATTTATAGCGCCATTAGCAGGGGTAGCATGTTGATGAGTCTTTTTTATTTGTCGCGTAAAATGGATTTCAAACTTCCGAAATATAAAAAATATAATAGAAATCCCATGCTAAGGCCGCACGACCGAAATAGGATAAAGCAAATAGATTAATGCCAACCGTCACCGACAAACTAACCACCGCCATACGTGCGGCAATGGACGACCTGCAAAAGCGGCTTATTGCTGAATTACAGGCACAGGGGCACCGGCTTACCGGGGCGCTTGAAAAGTCTATTCAGTACGAGGTGAAAGTTGAAGGCGATACGATCACGGCGGTAATGACGGCATTAGATTACGGGTTGGTTATGGAGTTTGGCGTACCAGCCAATCGGATACCATACGGGAAAGGTGGCGGCGGAACATCGAAATACATTCAGGGACTTGTCCGGTTTTTCACGTTGCGCGGATTAGGCAGCCGGGAAGCGTTGAGCGCGGCGTTTGCCACAGCAAAGAAACACAAACGCGAAGGGATGCCGTCACGTGGCAGTTATGCGTTTTCGTCGAACGGACGCCGGACGGGATTTGTGAAAAACACGCTGGAACAGTATTTGCCCCTGTTGACTGAAACAATCGGCACCGAATCGGGCCGGGTAGTTGATCTTATAATTGGCGATGATATTCGCCTTGAACCTTACAAAATAGCAGCATGATTTGTCAATGCAAAAATTGCAAACGGCAGGTTGATATACCTGACGACAAAATACCAAACTGCGGATGGCCGATTAATTGGCATTGTAGTGAATGTGGATCGGTAAATCGAATTAGTTGGCATCGTAAAGCCGTAGAAAATAGCGGCCTGACAAATAAACATAAACTTGCCCATTATGGACGCATGCCCGAAAAGAGTATTGTAACAAAATTGCAATGGAATGAACAGCATCAGGTATTCCATTATGATGAAGCGGCGGGGCCGTTGATGGGTGGATCGCATGGATTTGAGACAATTATGGAATGTGCGGATGAAGGCGAAGCTTCTCTATTTGCATACTTCTTGCAAGTTCAATATCTTCACAGGGGCATCAAATTAACGACCAAAGAGGCAGTGTTTACGCTGTTCAATTTAGACCAACTTTTGAAAAAGATAAAACCGGCTGGAGCAACCCGGTAAATGGCACAAAAGGTAATATTTGAATTAGTAGTGCAAGATGTTGGCCTAACCGCTCGCATCGAACAGACACGGCAGTCAATCCGTGATCTAAATAAAGAAATACGCCAAAATCCGGGGCCGGAACGGTTCGCGCAAATAGCGGCGGAACTGTCGAAAAACAGGCGCGAACTAACCGAATTAAACAAGCAACAAAAGGAACTTAACCGCGAAATGAACGCGCTAAAGGTTCCAAAAGACAGTTTGGCCGGGTTGCGCCTGGAATATTCCAAACTATCGCAGGCTGTTGCACAACTTTCGGCAGAGGAGCGCAAAAGCCAATTTGGGCAAAGCCTCATCAAAAACGCCCGCAATGTCAAAGCCGAAATTGACGGCGTTGAACAGTCAATCGGGCGCTTTACGGGCAATGTCGGGAACTATCGCAGCGCATTAAACGGGATCGGGCAGGCGTTTGCCGCATTGGGTATAGGGGCAAGCCTGGGGGAGATAATCGGCATTAATACACGTATTTCCGACAGCATAGCCGACGTTGCCAAAACAGCCGGTATAACGACGGCAGAGGCGCAAAAACTTGCCGATACCCTCGAATTTCGGGACACCCGGACAAGCCTTGTCGATCAATTACAGATAGCGCAAATCGGCGGGCAATTAGGCATTGCCAATAATCAACTCGAAACATTCACCGAATCGGTAGACGTTTTGAACGTCTCCCTGGGGGATCAATTCGGCGGGGTTGAAGAAATTACCCGCGTTATTGCCGGGCTTCGCAATGTGTTAACCGATTTCAGAACGGATGACGTTTCGGGTGATGTGTTGAAACTTGGTAATGCGCTCAACTTCTTGGAAGCGCAGGGAGCCGCAACCGCTCCGACCATTGCAGAGTTTGTTAACCGTATTTCAGGAACAGCCGTGCCGCTTGGAATTTCTACGGATAAGATATTCGGACTTTCAACGGCGCTTGCAGAACTGGCAATTAACCCGGAACGGGGAGCGACAGCAATAAGTAACCTACTTAGGCAAATAGCCGCATCGCCGGAGGTTTTTGCGAAAACATTGGATGTCCCTGTTGAGGAGTTTTCCGACCTTGTTAGAACCGATTTGGTCGGCGCTTTATCGTTGGTTGCCGTCAAAATAAAAGAAGGCGCTGCCGACAATATTGAGTTTTCCAGAACACTTGACGATCTTGGAATTGACAGGCAGGGCACTATTGAGGCGTTAGGTAAGTTAGGCGGTAATATCGGGCTACTTGACACCCGCATAC